GTAGAATATGCGATATCATTCATAGCACAGAATGCTCTGATATCAGGAGTAGTAAACTCGTTACCGTAGTTACTTCTTAATCCGTCGATAACCTGCTGTTCGGTCATTTTAATCTCAAAAGGTCTGAAAGTCATGATGTAATTGTTTTATCTATACAATTATTATAGACAAAAAAAGGAGGTGTTTCACCTCCTAGTGGACACTTTGTTAACTGGTTTATGATTTTGAATCAATAAATGCTTTTAATTGAACAACTAACTTAGCGTGAGAGATCCTCCTGTCTAATTCAATACCATACTCTCTACCTAACTCTTCCAACTCGATCTTACTTAATTTAAGCAACTCTTGTTTGCTGTAACCTTTAGGTTCCTCCTTTACAGGTTTTTCAACAACTGGTTTAGGTGTTGTGATAGGAGTAACTACAGTTTCTTTACCTCCTATAAGATCTCCAAATCTGGTCATTTTCTTAATAGTCTGTTCAAAGCTATTTATCAAGCAACAAACTCTATGAACTCACTTAGTATCTTCTTGTTCATTTTCTTACCCTTCAAACTCTTGAAGAACGCTTTCTTAATGTCTGTCTTGGTTGCATCTTCCTTGACTTCAAAGGTATCATCACTATCAAGTGCTGAAGCAGAGAGTCCAAAGTATACGTGATATCCAGACTTCTTGATTGCAAATGATTTCTCCTTTCTCCAGACTTTCATAATCTTTTCAAGTTCATCACCATACTCAACATATCTCTTAGCAAAGTACGAAGCTTCTCTTGGAGGTAGTATTCTGAAACCGATAAAGTTTACATCAGTGAACTTATCTCTAAGATTTTGTAGTAACACATCGGTCATGGTGAAAGAGTTATCATCAAATGCATATGTATTACCTGTCTTTCTATCTCTAAGGATACAGTTCTCTCCTATGTAAGAAGTTCCCATATATTTTTCACACTCCTCACCCCATCTGTTTGTGAACTCTCTATGAAAACGTAAAGGATGTGCTTCACCATCAGTAAGAATTACACATTGAACTTTCTCTACCTGATTATCTTTTTTGAACTGTGGTAATATTTCATGTAGACAAACTAATGTCTCATTCAGAGGAGTTCCTGATAGACCCATCCCTAGTGGAATGTTGTAGTAGTTTGTATAACTCCAAGAAAATGCTTTAGCAATCAGATATATGTTCTCCATCTGAGACTCAAGAGTCTTTGAGTTTACTTTGTGTGTTAGAAGATTCATCAATGAGAAACATCCATCTATTTGTGCTACACCTTCCTTGATCTCATATGATGTTTTGGTATTTGGATTTGGATAGCAATTTGTAAATGCATAAACTTCAAATGGTACTTGAATCTTTCTACAGAACCAAATTAGATTGTAAAGTTGCTTGACGGTATCTAACATTACTTGATTCATTGAACCTGACCAATCAAGTATGAATACTAATCCGTGATTCTTACCGTCAGGAAGAACTGTAACTTTCTTGAATAGATCCTCACTATATTTGTAAGTATGAAGTTTAGTTGTATCAAGAACTCCTGTACGTGATGTAGCAGCACGAGCATATGCAGATGCTGACTTCTTCATCTCAAACTCTTTTACAAGATAATTAACTTCTTTCTGTGCGGACTTCTTAAAGTCTTTAAAGTCCTTTTTTGCTTCATTAAGAGATTCTAGAACTGCTTTTGAAGGATCATATGTTGAGTCAAGATACTGATGTGTTTTTTTATTTGAAATCTGATCATTCCACTCAAGTTCTATACACTTGTGAATGTAAGCATTATCTATGATAATATGACCAACGTTAACTTTAGGTAATTCAAAGTATTCGTTCTGGACAGAATCAGATCTGTTTAGATTTTGTATTGATCTATCTAATGCAGTTGCAGAACTAATCTCTATTCCTCCTTCTCCTCCTTCAATTTTTTGTATTGCTGCATCCAAGTCCTCTGCAGGGATCTGAGATATAGAAATATTTGATGAAGGTTGATCTTCAAAGTCGGACTCATCATCTTCTTCTTCTGCATCTGATACCTGATACTCTGTATCGTTATTTATTTCTTCATCAGAATTCTCATCACTTGAACCACCAAGTCCGCTACCTGACCCACCAAACATTTGTGCTTCTTCTTCCATCTTCTGCTCTAACTCTTTCTTCATATCTTCAATCTCTTGCTTACAATATTCATGAAGTAACTTAGAAACATCGAGCACATCTTCAAATGTTTCTGTAGCACCAACCATAGAAAGTAACTCCTTCTCACGATCATTCTTGAAAGGAATATCATTGTAGTTACCAATCTTATAGTATAGATTTACACGATCAGCAAAGTTGAATGTGTATAGATTCTTACCTTGAATCTGGAAAAAGTCTGAATCACTTAACTCATGATAACCTGAGTAAAAAGTCTTTGATAATCCTGCATACTTTCTCTTCATCATCTTTTCGATGCGAGCATCCTCTACAACATTCACAATACCCATTGGTATATCCAACTCTTCAAACCAGTTGCTATCAGGTGTGAATAGTGCGTGACCAACCTCGTGACCCACAAGTGCATCGTATACATTGTTGCTTGCCTTATCCCACATAGGTAGTGTAAGAACACGAGTGTGTACGTTGAAACTTGCAGTCTCAACTTTCTTGCTCTCGACAATGAGATCTTCTGTTGCTAGTAACTTAGCGAGTTGTCCTTTTACTTCGTGTCTTACAGTCATTTGCTTAATTATCTTATGTACTTATTATAATGACGAAACCGCCCAAAAGGACGGTTGAGTGGACACTTTTTTAATTGGTTAGGAAACTATTTGAGAGAATCCTTTTATTTTATCAAATTTCAAAACATTTTCAAACTTGTCCTGCATATCTATCTTATGTGATATTACAAAAGTATTCGCATCTTTAATTATAAATCTTATGATTTTAAGGAAATCATCAGTACCAAAAGTATCTAATGAACTATCAAATACCTCATCCATAATTAATAGATTAGTATTAACTGAGTTCTTAACTCTTGCTACTTCTCTCCAAGTGAATAATAATGCTAGATCAATTCTCATTTTTTCGCCCTCACTAAAAGAACTATAAGTAAAGTCTTCATGTAAAGGTGATTGAATTGTTTCACCGAATGCTTCATCTAACTGGAAGTTAATATAAAACTCCATCTTTTGAAGAAAACGATTCACTTGTTGATTTATAAATGGAAGATATTTTTTGATGATCTTTGTTTTCACTCCATCGTCTTTTAAAAGTGAATATGCAAAGTCATGATATTGTATGTCTTCCTTTTGTATTGATAACTCTTCAGTAGTTTTGTCGAGATTTCCTTTAAACTCTTTTAATTTCTCATGTTCAGTATTTCTGTTTTTAAGTTGACTGGTAAGTGTTTGAATTTCAGATTCAAGGTTTCGGATTTGTTTCTGATTGAGATTAATCCTAGTGTTGTTCTGAGAAATATCATGGTTGAGTTTGGTAATCTCCTTTGATAATTTGTTAAAGTGACGCTCTCGGTTTTGCTCTTTTTTGATAGCCTCTTCAAGGTCTTCGTAACCCTTCTTAAGTTCCTTCGCTTTAGTTTGAACGTCATTAATTCTATTTAATCTGAACGATTCCTCTATAGGTTGGGTACATGTAGGGCATGATACATTATCTGTAAAGAACTTATGTTCCTTGGTAAGGGTTGATACTTTATTGGATATCTTACCCTTCAAATTGTTAAGAGTTGCTAACTTCTCACCAGATCCAATCAATTTACTTTGCTCTGTAGTCCTTTCCACTACAGTTTTTTCTATCTCTTGATTATCTAACACATACTGATCCGATTCTACAATTAATGTATTGATATTGCTTTTATTTTTCTCTATATTTTGTTTTCCCATATCTTCAAGTTCAGTGATAAACTTTTGTTGCATATTCATTTTATCCTTAATATTGTCTCTTTTAAGGTCTAAAGACTTGATACTATTTTTCTTTTCACGTATTCTGTCCTTAATCAAGTTATTCATCGCAGAGAATATGCGTATATCCAGAAGATCTTCAATCACCTCTCTTCGATTGGGTGAAGACAATTGCATAAAAGGAACAAAAGAACTACTACCAAGTATGACTATCTGAGTAAATGATTTATAATTTAATTTTAAAATACCTTGTTCCAATATCTTTTGCATCGCACGATCATCTGCTTCTTTATGAAGTTCAACACCATTGACGATAATATTAAAAAGATTTGGTTTGATACCTCTCTGAACAGTATATTGTTTTGTATTAATACTAAAATCTATCTCTACCTGACATTCTCTTTCGTTAACTGCGTTTACTAATTGTGATTTATTAATTTTACGGAATGGTTTATTAAAAAGAACAAAAGTAAGTGCGTCTAAGATAGTAGACTTTCCAGCACCATTTGTTCCAATCACTAGATTTGTATGACTACTTTGAAAATCAACTTCTGTCCAATGGTTTCCTGTGGATAGAAGATTTTTCCATTTAATCTTTTGAAAGGTTATCATCTAATTTATTTGGCGGTATAACAATGTCTTCAGGTTTAATCACTGCATATCTATAATTATACATCTTACACGTACGAATTGCAAGTCCTTCTTCAACTTCAACCACAGAGAGTGAACGATCCTCATCTGCCATCAATAACATAGCATATCTGTCTGCATCATCCTCCTCTTCAAAGAAGAACAAAACATTTTCACCCTCTTGATTTTCCACTGCGTAAGCACCCTGCTCCGCACTATTTTTACTTGCTAAGATAAACACTACTCTACCTCACAGGCTTCGGAATATATCTTCTGTAAAATACCTTTAACTACGGATTTATCACAATCCATATCACTCTCATCAATAT